AGTCTAGTAAGAAAGTATTAGTGTTCGTACCATTTAAGCACACCATTGACATGCTAACCACCAAGTTACGGAAAGATGGTATATCCACGGAAGTAATTAGGGGTGACGTACCTGCACCGAAACGCACCGACATATTTAAAAGGTTCCAAGAACAGGATGACCCAAAGGTTTTAGTTATACAGCCTCAGTCAGCGGCACACGGTGTTACATTAACTGCGGCTAACACAGTAGTGTGGTGGGCACCGACTAGTTCTTTGGAGACATACGCTCAAGCTAACGCTCGTGTACACAGGTCAGGACAAGATCACAAATGTACCGTCGTACAGCTTCAAGGTTCCCACGCAGAGAAACGTGTTTACTCATTATTAGATAATAGAATAGATGTACACACAAAAATGATTGATCTTTACAAAGAAATACTTGACTAGTATACAATAACTCACTAAAGTGAACATCCCGTTAATAAAAGGAGAGTGCGATGAGTGAGGAAGGTAAGTCCACCGCTGAAAAGTTAACCAGAATATACTTGAAGATTAAGGATAGGCGGTCAGAACGTTCAGCGGTATTTAAAGAAGAAGACGGCAAACTGGCCGAACAGTTAGATAAGGTCAAGAGAGCATTACTTGACTACTGTAAGGAGCAGGGTGTTGATAGTGTTAAGTCTTCGGAGGGATTGTTTTATAGGTCTGCTAAGACTAGGTATTGGACTAGCGATTGGAGCAACATGCATGAGTTTGTATTAGAGCATGGGGCACCTGAGTTACTTGATAAGCGACTCAACCAAACGAATATGAAACAGTTTCTAGAAGAAAATCCTGCCCTAGTACCTAAAGGGCTTAATGTAGATTCAGAATACGTAATATCAGTAAGGAGAAAATGATGTCAGAAGTATTTGTACCTATAGAGAAGGTGGCTAAACACTTTTCTGTTTCGTTATCCACCATCCGTGCGTGGGTAAGGCAAGATAAGATTCCACCTAATACCTATGTAAAAGTAGGAACGACCTACCGCTTTAATATCGCGGACGTTGAAAACGCTTTGGTTGGAGCACCTAAGACAGCAAACCAAAGTGCCCCCCTTGAGGAAGAGTTTGAGCAGTTAGAACTAGACTTGGATGATGACGCTTAATGAGTAATGCTAGTCTACGTCGAATCAGCATACAGGGTGGCAAGTTTACCTTTGTAGTTGGGGGTACAAAAATTAGTGCGGACGACTCAGGTTCTATAGAAGTGGTAGTAATTAATGCCGCCTCAGTATCTCGCGCTTACTATGGCGATGCGTATGACCCTAACAGGGTAGCGGTACCTACGTGTTGGTCTTCTGACACACAGGTACCCGCAAAAGAAGTACCCCAAGATCGACGGCAAGCTATGCGTTGTATGGACTGTCCTCAAAACATTAGAGGGTCAGGTCAGTATGGGGGTAGGGCTTGTCGGTTCTCACAACGACTAGCAGTTGTATTTGGGGATAAGCCCGATGAGGTGTACCAGTTGCAGATACCTGCTACCTCAATATTCGGGAACGACAAAGGTGGGGCTATGGGAATGCAGAATTATGCTCGGCTCTTGTCTAAACACGATACCCCGATAGTTGCTATCACTACCAATATATACTTTGATAGGGATAGTGTTGTACCAAAACTTTACTTTAAACCAGTAGACCGACTAGACGCGGACACTTATGCGGCAGTATGTGAAATGATCGACCACGAAGATACATTACGAGCGATCACACTAACTGTCCCAATAACAAGTGAACCTGTATCACCGTTCTCAGCGGTTGACGGTTTCGAGTTAAACGCAAACTAATTAATTAGGATTTATAACATGGCTACAAATAATCAATACCTTATCAATGACGTAGAAATACTTTACCCACGAATTAACCAAACGTATAAGTTTGACCAAGCGGCAGGTGAAAACGGTAAGAGTGTACCGTGTGACGCATTTGATGAAGGCGCTAAATACGAGACTAAGTTCCGTATGACTAAAGACCAAGCTAAGGCTCTGTTTGTAGAGATGGTAAAAGCGTACGAATCAAAGAAAGAGAAGGGTTGGCCTGACAAGTTTGACATGCCTTTCAAGAAAGAAGACGGCACTTATATACATAAAGCATCCCTAAAAGGTGCCTATGGTAAAGACGCTACGTTTAAACCTGTACAGTACGATAGTAAAGGCGTTAAACTACCAGAAGACTTCATGCTTACAACGGGTAGCACTGTGAATGTTGCAGTTACATTTACCCCGTATAACATGCGTGAGGCAGGTGTGTCCCTTAGACTACGGGCAGTTCAGGTAATTAAGTACGTGCCTATGGAAGCCGCATCTCCGTTTGGCGCTGTAGAAGGTGGGTTCCAGTTCTCCTCTGAGGAGAACCCGTTTGAAGTGGTGGCTACCGCTCCAGTGGAAACACCCGTAATTAGTGATGAGTTGTTTGGGGACGACGAATCCACTAAAGTAAAAGAACCAAAGAAAGTAGTTAAGAAAACAACACCTGCACCAAAAGCGACTGATGACGCGTTGGCTGACATAGTAGCTGACTGGGACGACTAATAGTCTCCCGTTGTAAGACCATACCCATAGCTAGGATGACTACCGAAAAGGGCGTGCAAACGCCCCTGCTATGGTACCTCTCGGAATTAGGTACTTATTATGAACACAGAAGATTTTTTAAGGAAAACATTAGGGGATGAAGGGTACTACTGCTTGTTCGCATTCCGCACTAAAGATGATAAGCGGACACAGAAGTTCTATACCTCTATAGGTGACATGGCAGACGCGGCCCGTGACCTAGACAGTAAGGGATATGATTCTTATTTTGCACTTAGTACATTTAATGAATCAAACTCACGTAAAGTTAGTAATGTTAAACAACTAAAGTCTTTCTTCCTAGATTTAGATTGTGGAGAAACTAAAGACTACCCAAATCAAGATGAAGCCCTCAAAGCATTGCAGGGATTCTGTAAGACGTTATCACTACCTAAACCCAAACTAGTCAATTCTGGTAGGGGTGTACATGCGTACTGGTTCTTGTCTGAGGCTATAGGTATAGATGATTGGCTTCCTGTAGCAGAGCGTCTAAAGAAGTTATGCGCTGAACATAAGTTACTGGCCGATCCTGCGGTAACTGCCGATGCCGCTAGGGTACTACGTGTACCTACTACACATAACTATAAGACCACCCCTCCTTCTCCCGTAGAGTTTCTAGCGTCTGACGTTCCTGAACCATTGGACTTTGACAAGTTCTCTGTATTACTTGGTGGTGGGATGATACCAGTTCCTAAGCGGATGGTACCTTCTGGAGCCAATTCTGTTATGAATGCCCTCATGGGTAACAAACAGAATACCTTTAAAGACATTATAGTTAAGACTATGAAAGGTACTGGGTGTGAACAGTTAAAGACTATATGGAAAGACCAAGAGAATTGCAGTGAGCCTATGTGGAGAGCGGGGCTGTCTATCGCGAAGTTCTGCGTAGATGCTAACTCTGCGGCAAAGAACATCTCCAAGAACCATGAAGGTTATTCTCCAGAAGATACACGGGACAAGATGGAACTGATTAAAGGCCCATACCTATGTACTTCTTTTGATGAGTTTAATCCTGACGTGTGCCCGAAGTGTCCTAACTGGGGTAAGGTTAAGTCCCCTATAGTGCTAGGTAGTAGCGTGGTAGAGGCAACCGAAGAAGATAACATAGTGGAGATTCCTGATATGGACTTACCTGACTCACCTACTACTACCTATGTGATTCCGACGTACCCAAGGCCATTCTTTAGAGGCACCAATGGTGGAGTTTACATACGTACTACCAATGCAGAGGGCGACCCTGATGAAAAGGTTGTGTACCACAATGACCTATATATCATTAAACGCATATCAGATGTAGAAATGGGTGAAGCAGTAGTAGTTAGACTTCACCTACCTAAAGACGGGGTTAGAGAGTTTACAATCCCACTAACAGCGGTTACTTCTAAAGAAGAACTACGTAAACAGATGTCCATGCACGGTGTGGCTGTCTCACGAATGGATGATCTAATGGCTTATATGACAACATGGGTAAACGAACTACAGGCTAAAGGTGTAGCAACTGAAGCTAGAAGACAGTTTGGGTGGACGGGCGAGGACTTTAAGTCTTTTGTATTAGGGGATAAAGAGATATTTGGGAACGTAGTTAGTGACAACCCACCCTCTACGCCTACGGCAGGATTGTTTCATGCGTTTGAACCTAAAGGCACGTTACAAGGTTGGATAGACATGGCTAACTTCTATGACCGAGACGGGTTTGAACTTCACCAGTACATAGTAGGTACGGGTTTTGGATCACCCCTCATGGCATTGTCTCCCGTAGCTTGTGCAGGGTTTCACGTACACAGTAAGGAGAGTGGTATAGGTAAAACTACTGCTATGTATGTAGGCGCATCCATATGGGGTAGCCCCAAAGCCTTAGTGTTAGGGGAAGACGATACTCAACACTCTAGGATGAACCGCAGTGAACTATACCAAAACCTACCACTGTACATTGACGAGCTTACTGAGCTTGAAGGTAAGGAGTTATCGTCCTTAATATACCAGATATCCAGTGGTAAACAGAGGAACCGTATGACTAGTGGGGGTAATAATACCGAACGTGCTAGAGGTAAACCTTGGAAGCTACTGTCCGTTACCACAGGCAACTGTAGTGCCATTGAGAAAGTCAGTCTGTACAAAACCATGCCGAAAGCAGAAGCCCAACGGATGATGGAAACTAAAGCGGTTAGGTTGTTTGATGAGAACAGAACCAAGCACCTGACGGATGCGCACGCCACTAACGCCGAAACCGTATACGGGCACGCAGGTATAGTGTATATACAGTATATAATATCTAACATTGATGCGGTAACGAAGTTACTAGGGCAGGTGCAAGCTAAGATAGATAAGGCGGCAGACCTAACTGCGGAGAACCGTTTTTGGTCAGCGGGGGCGGCGGCTGATCTTACGGGCGTGCTCATAGCTAAAAAGTTAGGCTTGGTAAACTACGACACTAGTAAATTATTTTCGTACATAGTTAAGATGCTCAAAGAAAATAAGAACAGTGTAGCGGACATGAACTCCCCTGCGATAGAGACCTTGAACGATTACTTTCACGAGAACTGGGGTAACATACTTAAAATTAAGAGTACTGATGATCTACGTAAGGGGCAGGATAATGGACTAGACAGCTTGGTTATACCTGAGCTAGA